GTAGCTGAATTGCATTCTGTCAACTAACTTGACTGCATTGCCTTTGATCTTGTCGATTGCAACATAACCCTCAACACCAGTCACTTCGTAACCTTTCTTCGTCAACAAGAAAGTATTCAGCGTCTTTACTTCATCCATCTTCTTAATTAGAATCAACTTCGCTTCGGCTAAGAGATTCATCATCGTGAAAATGTCTTCTAAATGCGCTTTGTTTTTTGGTGAGAAGAATCTAAGCACTTTGCTTTTCTTAAGCATCTGAGTAGCACGACCACGTTCGCCTTTGCCCTCTGCTTGTTTCTCGTAGTAATCGCCAATATATGTAATCAATTCTATAACGTGTGCTTTGACGTTAGTGATTTTCAACTGTTGGCGTACTTTTGAATTGTTGAATGTCTTGATTCTTTCAATCAAGTCTTCATCTGTATTGATGTAGTTTAGAGTAGGCGCATCTAGCTTTTGGAATATCTTTCCAGCTTCAGATAGAATTGCTGTCACATTGTCATTCTCTGATTGTGTGAGTGTAGCTTTACCTGACACATCGTGATAGACTGCACTTGTCATCCAAACGTTTGGATTCTTTGTAAGTGTGCTTAGAATGTCTTTGCCAAAGACTGCTGACATTGACTCAAACGTATCACCTTCGTAGATTGTATGCCAGACAATGCCGATCTTTGCTTTTTGTATTTCTTTAGCAAGTTCAGTTCCTGTTGGTACTGCATACACTAGCGTGTTTGGATGAAACGTAACATACGATTCACCATCAATTGTTTCTGTCTTCAAGTCTGGTTGTGTGAATAACAAGTCACCTTGAATGACACCTTTGATGTTGATCTTAGGCAAATGCATCAAACATGCTTTGAGTTTGTCTGCTAAATCGCCAGATGTGTCTGCGTCAACTTCTGCTGGGGTTTTGTATACTTTGGGATTTTTATTGAAGACACCCTTCTTCGCAACAAAGAATTTGCCGTCTGTTGGGTCTTGTCCTGCAAAGACTGCTGGCGCGCCATCCCACTTGACTGAAATGTCAACTTTGCTTTTGGAATGTCCAGCAAGCATATCACGCACCGCTCTGAGTGCGTTTATGCTATCTCTAGTGCCTTCAACACCACCATTTAGAACATCGTCTTCCGCATGTTCTAAATGAACGTTTTTCTTCTCTATAAGAAATTCTTTGAATTTAAACATGATAGGTCTGTCGTTAATATAGACCTATTTATAATTCTTCACATTCAATACACTCAACTATAATCGTCTATAGTTGTCTATAATTGACTATAGAATTACCTTCGCATTGCCGCTTGATCTTTTGCTTCATCTATAGAGAAAATAGGAACTGCATTGCTTTTGTGTAACGTGCCGATGCCAATCATCTTGTCGCCAGTATATACTTTACCGTGAATTGGCTTAGTGCATTTGCCGCCAAATGTCGCTAAACTTGGATGACGTACAGTTTCACGTATTTGTGCTTTTGCTGGTTTGTGTGCTTCTACTATCTTAGGCTTTTTGATGCCTTTAGAGAATGAAGTAGTCGGCAAGTCATCAAGCCACTTTTGATACTCTGCATCTTTCTTTGCGGGAGTTTTTTTCTTTTTTGATTTTTGGTATGTGTATATTAACATGATGTAAGTTCGTCAACAAAATCTAATAATAATTTGTGGTTTCGTTCTTCGTGCCAATGTTCTGATATGTATGCTCTAGGCTTCTCGTACCAATATTTCTGACTCTCGGGATGACAACCAATCACACCCACACGATTTTGAATGATTGCCATAGCATCACCATTCGCATATGTAGAGACTATTTTAGCACGTTCTAGGTTGCCTGTCAATGCACAACCGTCGTAAAAAAACATCGTTTCGGGTTTGCCGTTCCATGTTACGTTCGCAACGGTAGAATAAGACCTACGAATGTCTGCTGTATCTTGTTTGATATACTGAACGGGTTCAATGCCATTCAGTATATCAAAATAATAACTACCAGCCCAATATGCACCCATACATATTCCAAGATAATATCCTTTAGACTCAACAAAATCTGCTATCATATTAGAAGATTTGCGTCTAAAGAATCTATCATAAGAGCTTGCATCTCCGATACCTCCAGGAAATGCAACTATATCTGTATTGTTTAAAACTGTCAGTAAATCACTATCAACACCGAACAAATTAATTTTATAATTTGGTGATAATGCTTTAATCATTCCATCGCAACAATCCATAGAACACTCTGGATGATTAACAAACAATGATATAGATTTCACAATCTATGATTCATTTGATAGTTATCATTTTAACACTAAGAATGCCAACATAATACTTTGTGAGAAAAATCCAATGCCGTTTGACAACATGTAAAGTTTGTCTTTCACAATTGCTGAACGAATAAAGAATAGTAGTAATCCGCTCCAAATTAAGATAACCATACTCAATGGAGGCAATACTGTAGGTTCACCTTTAATCGCTAAGTGCATTACTGGCACTGTAGAGCCATGAATTAGAATCAATCCAATCCAACCACAAATCTCACCAAACTGACGTACAACCCAATTATACCAATCTGCAATTTTAATCATTTCAAATGTCTTTCTTAAGTAACCTAAGAGTAGGTTTAAATTTTTGATAAAGGCCAATTTCATAAAATTAAACTTTAAGATTGCTAAAATCTCTATTTTTCTGCATTCGTTTACCGAAACTAGACTTATCAAATGCGGGTTTATTATCTTCAATCTGTCCACTATCTGAAATGTTAGTCTGTGCAGAATCTTCTGCATCATACAGTTTCATTTTCGCTCTGTCAATACCAATTACGAATCGTTTATTAGTAGTAGGATCGCTGTATCTATTCTTTAACTGTTTGACCATAATCTGATTCAAGTCTGCAAGTTCTTCGGTTGAAATCAAAGCAAACATCAAGTCTGCTGTAGCAGGCAAACCAAATGATTCTGATGTGTCTTCAAGTCCAACGTCCGAGTTTGTGAAACCACTTCTCGTTGTTTGTGTAGCTGATACAATTGGAAGTTTATGTTCAACAGCAAGTCCACGCAACTCTTCTGCAATTGCTTTAATGTATGTGTAAGAATTAATTGATGCGCCCATCTTCATACGTGCGGAAGAACATATGTTCAGATAGTCAATGTAAATGATATCGGGAATGAATTGACGTTTTAGTTTCAACTCATTCAATAAATGCGAAAAGTGGTTTACGTTCGCACTAGCAGTTGGATATTCTTTGATGATTAGCTTGCCTTTAGTCTTCTCACGTAGAGTTTCAACTTTCTTCATGTATGTTTCTTTAGGCATACCAATCAATCTATCAAGTTCAACGTTCATCAAGTTAGCATCAATACGTTCTGCAATACGTTCTTCAGCCATTTCCATTGTAATGTATAAAACGTTCTTACCCATCGTCAGATTGGCTGCTGCACAATGACACATAAACAGACTTTTGCCAACGCCAGTGCCGGCAAGAACAATATTCAAAGATTTTTCTGCAAGCCCACCTTTAGTGATTCTATTCAGATAGTCAAGATCAAATGGAATTCGTCTTTCAACTTTATGATAGAAGTCATATCGTGTTTCTGCATCATCAATAAAATCGTGACCAATATGATTATCAAAAGAAACCGAAAGTGCATCTGCTAGAATTTTTGGAATTGAACCCTTATCAAGTTTTTCTGTATTGTTCTTATTCTTATCATCCAGAATTTGAATGCTCTGCATGATGCCGTTGTAGATAGCTTTTTCTTGGCAGAAATCTTCTGTAGCATCAATCAGCCATTTAGTATCTGATACTTCAGGATCAATTGTGATTTGTTTGACTAGTGCAATAGTTTTCTTGTGTTGATCGTCAGTTAGATTAACTCTCTTATCAATCTCAATAATCAACGCTTCTTGTGTTGGCATTGTGTTATACTTATTCACATAAGTTTCAATTTCAGAAAACAATAGTTTTTCTGAAGACTCTTGAAAATACTCGCCTTTAATGAATGGTAAAGTCTTTCGTGTATACTCTTCATCCAATATCAGGTGTTTCAGTATTTTTTGTTCCAAGTTCATTCTTATACCTTTTCTCTGCTGCCTCTAATGAATGTCTTAGAAGATCATTTAAAATCTCACCAAGATGTGATTCAAAGTTTTCTGTGCCTTGAAGTTCTTTGTGTTCTTCGCTTATTATATCATAGTTGAAGCCAATTGAATAGGTTCCGTCAGAATTTTCTTCATCGGCGAAAGTAATTTCACCAAAATGAAATACTGCGTCTTTAAAATCTCCAGCGGTAATTCTAATTGTTGCGACAACATCCTTATCTTTGTATCTGATATCGTCTTTGGTGACTTCATAACTTTCAGTAATTGTCATTTTATGTGTTCCAATATCCAGTTATTTTCATTAATTAAATTAGAATTGACGCTCATTAAATTAAAATTTATTACAATTCTATAGTCATTGATTTTTGGATGAATACCAGCATGAAGTTGATTACCATTAAAAATTAGAAATCTTCCTGCTTTTGGAGAAACTCTTTGTTTAACTTTTAATGGATACGTATCATTTTCAAAAATAAATGTATCACCATCAGAATTGTTCGCATAGTATATAATGACTAGATGTTTATCTGGACTGTCATAATGTGGAGTATTGTAGCAGTTTGAATCACTTAAAAACCTAGATTGAAAATTTGCTTTAATTCTATGCACATAATTGTATTCAGATAACTCAACTTTCTCTGAAAGTTTTTTCATTATAAAATCTGCAACATAAAATTTACCAGACCTGCTATTATTGTCAGCAAACAAATGACAAAATTGAAATGCTTCAACTGTGTTTGCGTCGATATTGTTTGGTATATTAGATGTTGTAATTTTATATTCACCATCAACTAATACTGCGCCAGAAACCATGTGCCATGAAAAACTTTTATCAATAAATTCTCCGTGGATTTCTAAAATGTCTTTTTCGGATAGAATGTTATCGAAAACTTCAATATCATTCTGTAGTATCGTCTGCATACTCTAATACCTCGTCTTCAACTACACCTTCAGCAGCATCTTGCCCATACATGAATTCTTTTTTACATGCTTCGTCAATCAAGTTTAGAATTTCTTTAGTGAAATACTTTTCTGGTTCAGCATTGATGTTCTTACCAAAGACTTTAACACCATTTGATAACACATATTGAGTAGAGACTTTCTTGATGATACCATACTTTTCTGCAATGTCAAGCAATCCGTAATAGCGATCTAAGCCCTTACTGTATGTGATTTTAATTTCAACAAATTTGTTTTCTTTTGTCAAACGACTCTTGTGCAATTTTGCTTTAACAATGTTACCGATAACTTCAGTACCATCTTTGTCTTTCTTCTTAGATAGATATACGATTGTAGATGCTGTGTACTTCAAGCCAGAACCGCCAGACATTTCTTTCATTGGAATGTATGCACCAACAACATCATAAACATGATTGGTTACAAGCAAAGGCACACCAATCTTAGCAAGTTTCAAATTCAATACACGAAACGTTGCTTTGAGTATTTGACTCTTAGTCATGTCTTTTGTTTCTTTACCTTCAGAAGTATCTTCCATTTCTTTTGTAGAAGACAACTGACCAAGAGAATCAAGAACCATCATCATTGGTTTACGTGCTGATTCTTTTTGTGCAGAATACTTTTCAATAATTTGCAATGCAGTATGGCGAAACTTTTGAATTGTGTCTGGCTCAGATATGACAACACGTTTAGTGTCTACACCACGGCTGTCCATCATAGACTTTGTAACTGCGGCTTCAGTATCAAAGTAGATAACACCGCTTTCAGGATTTGCATCAAGAAACTGTTTGATAATACCAAGCACAAAGAAAGTCTTACCAGTTGAAGACTCGCCAGCAAACGCTGTCACTTTGTTGTTTGGCACACCACCATAAATGCTACCACTAAGTAACGCATTGAGTGCATAAGAGCCTGTATCAATGCTACCACTAAACTCAGCCGATGCACCACCATCGGAAAGAATCTTTGTGTCCTCATCTTTTAATTGCTCAACCAAATCTGTAAAAAAATTACTCATAAATTATCTCCATAAAAAAACATAGCATAACACAGTATAACACAAAATCATCCTCTAGTCAATGTCAGCACTTTATCAATTTGTTCTTGAATCTTTGCGGTACGATTGGGCCAGTAGATGTATTCTTTTTCGGGGTTCTTCATCAAGTTGACTAGCAATGGCATAATCAATTGTTCTAAAGTTTTAAGGTTTACTTTTACTTCAGTTTCCATCTTGTCACGATCTGCTTCTAGTCCAAGTTTACCATCATTGTATAGTTCAAGAATTTGATCTAACTTGTCTTCAACTCTATGTAGAGATTCTGAAGATTGTGTTATTGTCTCACGCACAATGATAGTTTCTTCTAGTGTACTTGGGTCAACTGTTCTATTGACTTCAGATTCATCAATTGCACTAAAGCCAAAATCATCTTGTTGTCTGAATGCAAGATACTCTGCGGGTATTGTTCTTGTTGTCATGCGAAAAAACTTTCTAATGAAGAAACACGTTCAGTTGGAAGTACAGTCAATATAGAGAACACATTTTCTTGAACGGGATTTGGAACTTTCATGTAACAGAATTTAGTCTTATCGCCGTTCTGAATAAGTTGATACTTCTTAGTCAGTTTATATTTTTTCAGAAACGCATTAAACATTATCGCACCACGCACATGCATAGGTGTGCCCTTTGAATATAGTTCCGAACTACTCATGTATTTAGATAGTTCGCTAACACCACGTGGGAATGCAATGTCTTCAAATGGAAGAGTTTTGAATTCTTGTTTGAATGCATCTACGAAAGATTGAAATTCTGTTTCATTACCATTCATCACAATCTTCAAAGACTCTTTAATTTTATCACGACACGACATTGGTGTAGAAGACTTGACAGCCTCAATACCCATCATCTTTAACTTTGGTTCTGCGAAACGAACACCTTCAGAATCATACACATTTAAAATGTAACGCTTCTTTGCAGTCCAGATAGCTTTGTTGGCAATTACTTCACGCTTCATTTGCATCTTCTGGTCAAATGAATTCATGTAATCTGCTAGTTCTTGGTATGACTTGTCAATGAATGGTTCAAATTTTTCGGTACATGCTTTGTCAATGAAATTGACAATTGTTTCAATTTTCGTTTCACTCTTCGCTCCGTAGACCATATGTACCAGCGGACCAAGATTGACATATACAGAGTCCGTATCCGATGCGATGACATAATCAATATCCTTAGTTTTCAAAAGTTTGTTTAGATAACTATTCAACTTCTTTTCAATCCAGCGAATAGCAAGTTGACCAGACAGGGTGATTGCTTCTGCTTGTCTAGTGTCAAAGAACCTAAAATATTGATTTCCAAGTGCCCCGTAAGCGGAGTTCAATTGTACTTTCTTCGCAAGTTGCAAGTTCTTGTACTTTGAAATCTGATTTGTTATTTCACGTTTACTTTCGCTGTTCGTTTCTTTTTCGTAAGCCTTCTGTGCTTCAATCATTTTCTTTTTGTACAATGAACGATCATCATACATGCGTTGCATCATAGCTGGTAAGAAGCCTTGCTTGTCACGCTTGAAGTAATGACCATTGGCTGCCATGCAATATTCTCCCTGTGCTTGATATTCGCTGTTCAGCAAATTATCAATAGAGATACTTGTGTGGCGACCTTCAACAATTGTTTCTGGTGAAATATTGTATTGCATAATCAAATGTGGGTAGAGAGAATTCAAGT